TCGGCATACTGGGGGAAAGCCTGTTCTGCAAGAGTTTGAATGTGTGCCCTGCGGGCTTGTAGAGAATCGGATCCCGCGATGATACCCCGTACCGCGCTGTTGACGTAATCATCGGTGATTGGAACTCCCATGTCTCTTGCATATTCACGAACCCCCAGCTCCACCTGTCCGGCGTAGCCAAGGAAATGTCCCTGCTGGTTCAGCTCAAGATACTTGGACAGATATCCGTCCACCTGAGCATTGTTCATGTTGGTGCTTAGCGCTAGCTGTGCTAGCGTGTTCATGGACTCCACAGACATGTGGACACCCATCTTGCTGGCAAGATCAGTCAGCTCTACCTGCTTCTCCTTCACCTGCTGCGAGTACGTGGCAGGGTCAGTCTGCTTGAGAGCGAGCATCTTACGAGCAGTGTCACTGTTATTGGCCCACCAATTGGTGGCCATGAGAGCAGCCTGGAACTGGTCAGTAGACCAGGTCCCTGCCACGGCCTGACTGTAGAGATTGGCCAGCTCTGGATCACTTTCAAGGAACGCAGCCGATAGGCCGTAGTTCTCATTGAGAGACTTAGCGTTCGGAGACTGCAAACCCAGAGGGCCGAATAGATCTAGGGTAGGGCGGGCCGAAGGCACCAGAGAGTCTAGCGAGAGCCCCCCGATGTTGAGCCCTCCGGACCTACCTGCTTTTAGGAGACCACCATCCCAGTTTCCCTCGTTCAGTACTCCAGCCATTCGACCAACGCCCGTGATTCGGGCTTCAGTTGAAACGGATACAATACGGACGTTAGTTCCAGTGTGGTCTGCCACCAGCACTTGGCCATTTCCCGCGTACATTCCGACGTGGTCGGACTGACCATTGTGGTCGGAGTCGAAGAAAACGAGATCTCCGATCTGAGCCTGTCCGATGTCGATATGCTTGAGAGCAGCAAGCTGGGCGTTAGAGGTGCGGGGAATGTTGATTCCAAACTGACGCGCCGCCAACCACATAAGGCCGGAGCAGTCTACACCAGACTTGCTGGTGCCTCCCCAAGCGTACGGAACACCAAGGTAGTTCTCCTCAAGCCAGTTGAGGATCATACGTCCGGAGAGGGCTCCGGAACGTCCAGAAGCCGGAGGAGCGGTGGAAACCATATGAGGTGGCTCCTTAGGTCTAGTAAGTTTTTCAGCCTTCAGAACCACCACCGTATTACGGGACGGTGGTGGTGGGTCCGCTGGACTGCATTCCCGCTGCGGGGCCCGACAGGGCCTTGATGAAGGCGTTGAAGTAGGTAGTTGCTGCCTGGTAATTTGGCTCACCAGGGTCACCGAGGGCAGCTTGACCGGCAAGGAATTCGAGACCCCGAGTGCCAATACTGCGCTGAGAGACGACACTAGTCGCTGTGTTCGGGTCACCAGACCCATCATCAGTCCCTTGTGGACTCACCGGCTGTCCAGTTGTAGGATCGATCTGACCCGTGCCCGAAGGAGACTTAGTCTTCGTTTCGAACTTGCCGGTGTTTTCCTCATCCTGGTATCCGTACACAGTCTTGAGGAATGCATCGTATTCCTCAGGTGTTGGATTTCGTCCGACCAATCGGTAGTAGCTGTCGGCCAGAGCGCCCATAATGGTTGCTGGGTCAAGATACGACTTATAGTCCGTTTCAGACGTTGATGTGCTACTGTCCGGAACGTTGTTAGGGTTACCCGTAGAGTTAGCAGCGCCAAAGTCTGAGGTCGTCAGAGTGGGATTCAGCGCATTGTATCCGCCCTTAGCCGCTTGGGCCAAGAGGTCATTCGGTGTTACGTTGCCTCTGATAGAGGCTTCCTGAACTAGAAGCGACCACGCCTGGATCACAGCTGTGGCACTTGGGTTCTTCTTGCTGGTCAGAAGACCAGCCTCATACATCTGATTGATGTACTGCTGGCGAAGTGTGGAGTTGTTGTACCAGTTGTTGATCTGATTGATCATTCCCTGGACCGTGGTGTACGTAGGCTGTTCGTCAGCCCCACCACGTGACTGCCCGGGACCATGAGTCCCGGAACTAGTCATAACGTGATCAGTAGGATTGACGTTCTGTCCCAGACTCACAGTCTGGGAAACATTACCTGCGGATACATCCACGGTAGCATAAGGAATGGTTGCGCCAGTTGCTTGGTCAATAGTAGTCCCAGCGGGATTGTATCCCGCTGTAGGGGCTACCACAGGATTCGCGGGAGCGTTCGGATTCCCCGGATCAGCAGGGTTTGGGCCTGGACTTGGTGCCGGAGGCGTTGCTCCCTGCTTCTTCTTCGGAGGCATTAGATCGGTTCCTTAAAATCATCCTTGGATAGGTACCGCTCGTAGAGCGGACCGAACTTGGTGTCAGCATGCATTCTATCAGCGATCCACTGGTCCAGATCCCTGGCAATGTCCTGGTTCCTTGCAGCACTAATGGACTTGTTCGAGCGCTGCTGTAGCCGCGCGTAGATCTCATCACGCTTCTGGGAATAGTCCTGTAGCGACTTGATGTCGCTGCGAGTACCGTTGGCCAGCAGCTTCGGATCCTGAGCAATAATCAGGAGATTGGTCAGACGGGTCTGATAGTCAGCCTGGTTGTATGAACTGTAATCATGCAGCCAATCCGGGTTGTAGTGCTGCTTGTCATTCGGATCCCCAGCCAGAGAAACAAAGTTCGAAAGCTGAGACTTGATGTCCTTGGCTCTAGGATCATTCAGAGATGACAACCCACGTGCCTGTAGCTGCGCCATAGCCGCAGCATGGACTACTCCATACTGAGCCCAGCCGGTATTCACATTAGCCTGAGCCGCAGCTTCCTGCGGGGTAAGAGACTTGCGAAGTCCCTTCGCTACCTGCCAGTCGTACGCCATCTGATCGTAAGCACCATTGCCGTTGGGTCCAACAATCACAGCACCTAGCTCCGGGTATTGAGCTACCATGCTGGAGTACTTGTTGATCAGCTTGTCGGCTCCCACCGTAGCTGGAATGCCAGTAGGATTCGTGGTGAGCGACTGCGTAAAGACCATTCCAGCAGGACCATACTTGTTGTAAAAGTCCTGACGGGCGTTCTTCGGATCCTTGTCCAGCATCCCATGGTATTCCTCAATGAGGTTGGAATGCGGAGCTGCGGGCTTGAAGCCCAAAGGCATCAGCCTGTTAGCAACCAAGTCCAGCACAGTGAGATACTTCGCCTGGTTCTCAACATCGGACCAGTTAGGCGGCGCGTGGCGCTGCCCATTGAGATAGTCGTACTGCTGCTCCTGATAAATGGACCACACAGTACTTGCATACTGCTGACTACTGTCCGGAGATCCTGTAAGGATCTGGCTCAAGGTCTGCACATCACGCATGCCGCTAGGCAGCAACTGCGCCATGCTGTTCTTATCAACCATCTCATTCAGCATGCTGCGGACAACAGCGTCATTCATCAAGGACGGATGGTCCTTGACGATCTGATTGACTGGAACAGACACAACCGGGCCGAAACCAGGATTTCCAATGGCGTCAATATACGTAGGTGAGATCAGAGTCTTGGCATCGATTGGAATCGATCCAAGTCCACCAAGATGCTTGGCCAGTCCCTTGGGAAGGTGGACCACAAAAGCAGTCTGATCCCATGGAGTGGTCACATCAGCCTTCTGACCGGTGGCAGTGTTCACGGCTAGTGGGGAATCCCACAGAGCCTTCTTAGCCTGGTACGTACGTCCCAGCAGTCCTGGGTTCTCCATGAACAGATGAGACCACGAACTCATGGCATTGAACCATGCGTTGAAGAACGGACTGATGAATCGCAGGGTGTGCCCTGCGTCATTGAATCTGCTCACATCGTACAGAGTGTTCTGCATGTCCTTGCGGGCACCACGCATGGCGCCTTCCTGAAGAACCCCAAGCTCATCTGCTGTGATGTCACGACCACGTGTGGTGATGAACCGCTGCACAGCGTCAGTCAGACGGTGCTTGTACATCTCGTTAACAAATGGGTGACGGACAAGTGCATCATCAGGAAGAGTACCGGTCCAATGCATAACCTTGTCCATGCTGTTCCTCAGCCAGTTGGTGATAGGATCTCCGCCGTGAAGACTGGTGCCCAAGGCACCAGGCACAGCGGGACGAACACCAGCGTTGGGCATGGCCTTCTCAATGACCTTGGCGTCAAATCTGCCCTTGGCCGCTGCATCGCGCATCTCATCAGTAGGCAGCATAGTGCGCACCTCAGAGGCGATCTCAGCCACGTGGCGATCGGGATCACCGATGTGCAGAGCTCTCATGTGTGCACGCCCCTCAGGGGTGCTGGAGAGCCATCGGCCGACATCGGTAAGATCACGACCCTGGACTACCATACGTCCCACGGGGTCAGACATGATCTGATTGCGAACGTAATGAACATACGCTCGGGTGTGGGTCACGTCAGTGGGGTTGATAGTACCGTAGTTTCCAGAGCGAATAGCTGTTCCAGTGTCATGGAGCCGCTGTGCGGTTTCACCGACAGTAGCATTCCAAGTAGGGTGAGAAGAGGTCAGCCAGCGCATGTAGTCTGCGTTTGGCCCACCGAACATCTCAGAGTAGTCAAGATTGCTACCCGCGATCTTGAAGGTTCCCTCACCAAGCCTGTGATGCTCGGCAACGAAATCAAGATCTAGGTCACGAAGCATCTTGTAGGTGGCCTTGGCCTGAGCAATTTCCTTGGGATCCGTACGCCAGATCTTTGGAACTCTTAGCTCCTTCTCACGGGCGGCACGGGCCTTGAGGCCTTCCCATTCAGCCCTGGCATCCCCAACAGCCATCTGATGCTTGTGGTAGATGTTCTGTACGATCGCGTCACGACTGACGCGACTGTAGGAGTTCTTGAGGAAGTTGTAGGTTCCCTCTGCAAGGTTGCCGATGGAAGTAAGTGCACCTAGCCGAGTGATGCTGCGCAACTGGTCGTCACCAACGTGGTTGAAGGCACGGTGACCAGTCATAAGAGACATGGGCTTCCAGATTCCGTAAACATTGTCCAGAAGCGTCTTCAGGGTGTCCCATCTGCGGTAGCCACCATTGATGACTCCAGACAGGACGCCAGTTCTGTTCATAGCCTCTAGAGCGTTCTCCAGATCCTTCAGATTGGCCTGAGGAATTGCTCCGCGCTCCAACTGAGCGAGGAACTGAGGATGCAGAACAACCTCATCGTCAGCGGAAGGGAGGATAGCGTGCTCCTCATCACCAATCTTGATACCACCGAATGCCTTGCTACGGGCCATCTGAATGTAGTTCTGGCCCTTGGAACGAGTAGTCGTAAGGATACGCTTCATCGTGTCCTCAGGGATACCATAGCTGTCGCCTACGTTCTTGTAGACGTCATTCTCGATATCGCGCCAGACGTGCTGGCGCTGCGCAGGAGTGGCATTGGCATAGCGGGAGACATAGTCCACCTTCTGCTCCTCAGTGAGGACAGAAGACTTGTTCAACCACGAACGAGCGGCAGTGATACCGTCATCCTCGTTGTGATTGATCATCCCTGGTGGCTTGTCCACAAGCCCCTGGTAGATACGGACCGGTAGGTTGTAGTACGCCTTCCGAATGAAGCTAATGGCATCACTCTCGTGGGTGTTCGCATACTTCAGACTACCACGAAGCTCTGCCAATCTATTGGCAAGGTTGGTGCTTGCAGTGGCGGCTAGGCCACTTCCACGAAGCTTCACCAAGCTCTGAATCTCTTCAGGGTCTAGATCTAGCATGGCCTGTGCGGCCATGGCCTTGGTTCTGGAAACGGTTCCCAGCCACGCATCCTTTTCCGCATCAGACATGGCCGTAGTTGCCCACTTGATGGAGATGTCGAGCGGGGAGAACATGTTGGCTGCCTGGACAGCCGTGTCCAGGTGCTTCTGCGCCAGATCATCAAAGGCCTTATCAGAGACCGACACTTCCTTGGCCTGGTCTGCTGCCAGCTTGTCTAGACCACTAGTGACATCTGGATCGACGTCATAGGCGATCTTACGAAGCAGTGCAACCTCTTCGGGAGTCTTGGCTCCCGCCAGAAGTGCAGCGAACTTGTTGGCATACGGATTGGCACGCCCGAAGGTTCCCTTGACCAGTGGGTGCTCAGCGAGCACACTGATCTTCTTGCCAACTGCCCACTCGTTGAAGGCCTGGCTTCTGGGTGCACTCAGCTTGGCAGCGATCTGGTCAGCATTATCAGCCCTGGTAATCGGGACATCCTTGATGTCCTTGAGAACCTTGGTTCCCTTGGTCAGCTTGGTAGTCGGATCCAGGAACCAACCAGCCAAAGCATCAGCCATTCCGGACTGGAACGTAACGTTGGCATGGTTCTTGGTGTTGTTGTGGCGGAATACCGCATCAATTTGATTAGGGTCGGATGGATCAATGAATCGGTGTCCGGTACCAATAGCCGCAGCAGGCAAGTCGCCTGGCTTAGTCAAGCGCTGTTCAACCGGGCTATTGTTCTCGGCAATGACTAGAGCCTGCCCCGGAGAGATATGAGCAGACTCGTCCCAGGAAGTCTTCCACTGGCTGCCATTGAATGGCGAGATTGATCCCCCGAAGGGGACCTGTGCAGTGTAAAGAATCCCGGTAGAAAGTGGGCGGGATACTAGGTTGGTGTAGGCCCAGTGTGCCGCGTGGAAGACAGGAGATACAGTGTGGGACTCTACATCGTGCCAGATCTGGCCGATGTCCTGGAATGGGTTGGTCAGAGACCAACCATGCCCACTATCACCAGAGGACTGACTAGGAGCACTAGCAGTTTGATCTGCCTGCTGCTGTGCAGCAGCAATCTGTGCTAGCTGGTTCTGTGCTTCGGTACGGTTCGCGGGCATCTGCCCCGGGAACGAGGGTGTACTAGATGGACCCGATGGCTGGCTGCTGGCCAGCGGATTCTGGGCCATTGGGTCTAGCTGGGGACCTGCCATTGCTGCCCTCAACCTCGCTCTCGTAGTGCGGAATATTTGCTAGAAGATCAATAGGAACGTTCTTCATGACATCGTAAGCGGGGCCTAGCCCCAGCATCATCTGAGCCACTTGTGGGTTCTGTTGTAGGCTATCGAGTACGTTAGCCATCATGTTCACTGGGGTTGCCCAAGAGGTCATGCCGATCCTGCCTTCAAAAGGTTGACCATAAGTCGGGTGCTAGGAAGCGCGTCAGGCTGGTTCGCCAGCATTTCCAGGATAGGAAGGCTTTGGGCGATCTTACCGGCATCCTGCCGGTCTACTTGCCCTGGCTGAAGACCAAGCGCACTAGTGTCAGGCCCAGCGCCAAGACTCGCTCCGCTAGTGACAGGCTCATCGGGTCTAGCTGATGGAGCGCTGAATGGAACGACTGAATTCGCCGCTGGATTAGGAGGAAGACTGTCTGGGGAGAAAGGCGCACCCGTAGGACTAGGAGACGCGCTGAGCGCGGCACCCTGCTGGAGAGACTGAAACTGGCTGTTCTCTCCATACTTGGCATCTGGCAAGTCCCTGAGGGCTTGTGCTGGTCCCCCATCAGTCCTGCGACTCATCGGGCCTGGACCCGAGACGGCGGCTGGTCTGCTTGGTGGTGGCATCATAATCTCCTGATACTAGTCTCTCGATCTCCTGAGCAGCTTCAGTCATGAACTTCTCTCGCTCGTTGTCAAAACGATACTTCTGTAGGGCCGCATCTCGGCCCACAGAGAAAAACTTGTAGAAGGCCTGGAAGACGTCAACGAAGACCTCAAGGAAGGCTGCTACGAATAGCCACCGATGGGTACTCTTGTTGAGTGGTCCAGCAGGTCTCTCTTCCTCAAGGTCATCGTCGTCATCAAACACATTAGCCTCTGTAGCTCGCGTTGGAGTACTCGGTACCAGGGTCACCGGGCTTGGAACCCTGCCCTGGGTTGTAGCTTCCGCCAACAGGTGCAGAGCGGAATCCACGGATGTTCTCGCCACCCCAGCCATTCGATACGCCGGTTCCACCGGCCATGGCAGAAAAGTCCAGCGTAGTGCCATCAAGGCCATCGCTGTCAATCAGTCCGGACCAGTTGGACTCAATTGCACCCGTGTTTGCGGGAACAGAGCCAGACTCGAAAGTGGTTGGGGAGGTGTAGTAGTTCGGACCCTTGTCGCCCTGCTTGGGCGGGGTTGGGGGATTAGCGTCACTGAAGTCCGGTACGGACCACTGACGACCACCAGGCGTAGCCATTAGAATGCCTTCTTTCCGCAGCACGCGGTTACGTGTGGACCCTCTGGGTCCTCTGAATCTACAGGTACAGCGATACGCGTGTGCGCTCCGCAGTCTGCACAGCCGCCGGGATTGGATGCACGGCGCAGTGCTCTCTTGAACTTATCAGTGTCGGGGTTGATCCCCTCGGCCTTCAGGGCCTTGATCAAATGATCGACAGCAACTAGGTTGCCCATTGTGATTCCTAACCGGCAGGGATCTGCCGCTTGACATTAGCGGTCATGTTCGGTTGACCACTGCCACCGGAAAGCCCGGCCAACATGGCCATCACGTCTGGTTTCCCACCAGACTGCATTTGGGCCTGCATAGGCCCTGCGGCGCCCGGAGGGGCGCCAGGAGGTCCGCCTGGTCCGGCGGCCCCAGGCATTCCCTGATCGGGACTCTGAGGCGCCTGTGGCGGCGGAGCAGTGAACTCCTTCAGGATTGCCTTGTGCAGCGGGATTCCGCTCTCGCGAGAATCCATAACCTTGGCGTACTTGACGACCAGATCAGTGGCGTCGCCACCCTGAGCCATCATCATGGGGATACCCATGGCTAGCTGGGCCATCATCTGCTTCAGCGCATCGGTCATCTCTTCGGTGTCGATCTGCTCCATCACCTGATCTACATTGAGATCGAATGGAAGCTGTCTCAGCGCGAAGTCTCGACTGATGAGCTTGTCTCCACGCGCCTGCAATAGGAACACAAGGGCGCGGTTGGGGTCCATGCCTGCGGACATGCCGTAGGTCACTTCCACCTGGTAGATGCCCTTGATATCCCGAGAGGGAATGTAGCTCTCCTCGAAGGTTTGCCCATTCACCTGAACACGGAGCATACGCTCCTTGTTCGGCCAGAACTTCTCATCCATCTCGAAGGCGGCGCCGATTGCTCGGCGGAGCACATCACCGATGACGATCTGGTAGGTACGCACCTTGCTATCAATTGTACCCATGAGCTCTTCCATACCGCGACCGGTAACGATAGAGCCGGGGGACTTTCCAGTCGCCCCTTCGGGGAATCGGGCACCAACGGTTGCGTCCTGATTCAGAAGCTCACCCTGCTGCCAAGCAGCGGGGGACATCTCCATAGCCGCGTAGTGGATCTTCTCGCCCATGGCGGTACGGATCACACGGTCACGGCCGAAGCTGATGCTATTCACATCCGGCGGGATTACCAGCGGAGCGTTGACGCTCTTCTTAGCTGCCGCCATACCGTACTGTGCGAACACAGCACGGGCAATCTGAATCCAGATCACGTCATCATACGCGCCACGAGACTCCTCATCGAACTTCGGAGCCTCCGCAATGAACACGGGGCAACGCCCGAACTTGTTGGGGATGCGGGCGATGACAAGGTTCTCACGTGCTGGTAGGTACGTGACGATCTCATCGTCATCGTAGTACGTGATCATCTCTACCTTAGTGTTGGACTCAGACGATGCTCCTGCTCTAAGTGCAGAAGCTAGATGTGGGAACTTCACTGACAAGGAGTCAATGTCGGAGTCGTGTACCTTGGCAAAACAACGACAGCGGCTATAGGCGTCCAGATCGTAGTAAGAACCCATAGGGTTCTCGAAACGCAGACGGGGACCGGCTGGCGCATAGGCATCACCGAAGTGAGGCTCTAGGATTACAGGCAGAAACGCGAAGGTGTTCAGCCAGTCAGCCGCCTCAACCATGTTGATCTTAATGCGGCTGTTGTCGATGTAGTTGTGAGCGATGAGCGTTCTGCGCATCGCGTACTTCTTTTCACGGTCGGAGACCATCTGTCCTGTAGTGCAAGAGACAGTCGGGATGATACCGATCTGCTCTGCGGAATACTGAGCTGCGACGTTGATGATGTTGCTTACGATGGGCTTGGGGAAGTCATCCGCCAGAAGGCCCGGGGCAACACGGTCGAGCTCGGAAGCTCGGACCGCACGGACCTGCGACATACGCAGGTCTCTAGGGTAATTGCGATCACGAAGGTTCTTCACCTTCTTTGCGATGGCTACGATATCAGTCACTACCACTCCCACCAGCGGGCATTGTTAACCACCGGGTCCTCACGGATGGGGGCTTCGGTGAAGCCTCCCTGAGATGCGGTGTACCAGTCAATATTGATTACTACTTGTTCCTCACGATCACGGGGAGAGGTCAGGCCGTCATCCCAGTGGGTCGCTGACTCCGTCTGGTCCAGCAATTCGCGGCACCTGATCTCCGCGAACCAGAGCGCCATTACTGTATCTTGGACAGGTGCTCGGGTCATGGATGGAGTAGGGTACCAGGCAACCAATTGTTCCACAAGGGATTGGACTCCACTGTGGCCTCTTCGACTTGGCAGCTCTAGGGCGCTGTAACCTTGCTCCCATCCCTTGAACAGATTCGCCATCGTGGCTACGCCCCACTGGGCGTCCCACTTGTTGCGACCCGTCGTGTGAGAAGCCAGGCGAACGCCACGAGCCGACATCCACTGTCTCAGATCGTCGTCCTGTAGGATCGACGCCTGGTAGGCGTTCGTCTCGATTCGCCATTCTGCGATACCGTACCTCTTCGTCCATTCCTTCATCACCGCGCTTGTCTGGGCGGGGAGAGCGCCATGCTGGTTCCAAACGTCCAGGACGTAACGTCGCCCTGTGGAGAGGTCAGCACCAACGACCACCATGGCGGTAAAGTTCGTAGCTGCCGGGTCCAGCCCGGCGACGACATAGAGTCCAGCCATTCCTTCAGGTCGGTGCCCTCGCTGTCCCGCAACCATTGGTCCTGCAAATCGTAGTCCATTGGTACACCCGTCAATCTCTGCCTGAGTAAAGGTGGTGTGCTGGGAAACCTGCTGCTGCTGATACACACGTGCCCACATCTCTGCGGACATGTTGTTGCGCTTCTCAGCAAGCATGGGGCCGTCCCACATGGGATAGAATCCGTGCTCATCCGGTTCAACGTTCACAAGCCCACCGGGCTTGACGTTGGTCTTCGGCCACAGCGTGACCCAATCCTTGGGATCATCTCTCATCTCCAGCACAGCGGGCTGGGAGAGGTACGTCCACGGAGACTCACCAGAGACATACCACTCGGGCTTCATGATCTCACTGTAGAGATCCTGTGCGGCGAGTCGGGTGCCTACGATAATGAGCTTACCAGTGCCGGGCTCAAGGCGAGAGTTGATGATCGCCTGGATCCACTCGATCTGCTTCTGATACTCATGGGCGTTGTCAAGGTCACAGCAGTCATCAAGGATGATGAGATCGGCGCGTGCGCCGTAAATCTTCTTGCGGATACCGAGAGCCTGTACCGTAGGGTGGCCGGAGGTGTTGCGGTCTCTCAGATCCGGGTTGATCAAAATCATGTCGGACGTCCACTTGGCACCATTACCGTTGAACCCCTCAGCGGGAGCAAAGTCCCGCTTGAGATCCGAGTAGGCCATGATGTCCTTGTCGAGTCTGTTCTTGATACCGTCCAGGTTCTTCTTCGCACGGTCCGCCGAGGCGGACACCAGAAGGATGCGGATGTTCGGATCCTGCACGATTCGCCACGTCACGTAGTTCTGGCAGAAGAGCTCGCTCTTCGCATGGTGAGGCGGCGTGTTGATAAGCAAAAGGTTGTTGTGGCCGGGCACGTAGTGCTGGGCCGGATGCAGATTGCGGGGGTCCTTGCCGTCAAGCAAGT